GGTCCAATGTTCTTTTGTAGTGGGGTTTAGAATTAATATACATCTGTTTTGCGTACCCATCGCCCTTACAGAGTAATCTATCTTATCAAACGATTCTTCGTCTGTAAGCTCCTCCGCCTCATCCAATACAAACGTAGTAACACCCTGAATGGACTTTAGCTTTGCAGTTTGGTCTCCACTGGCGGTTTTGATACCACTGAAGAATATACTACTCCCTGTAAGATTGTTTATGATTTCAGTCTTTGTGACAGTAAAGTTGCCGCCAATACCCATAAGGTCTAACTTCTCCAGAAACTCTGGTATAATCGACATACTTGCTGAAGTCATCGTATATCGAGTAAAAAGTATCTTATGTCCTTTTTCGTAAGTGAGTAATACTAAGAACGTATTTACTGCAAAAGACTTTCCGCTACCTCGCCCACCAGTACAGATATGGTATCTGGATGGAGACTTAAATAACGAATGATACTTTGGATTAAGATTAACATTCTTCATTACTCAGTGATAGGTATAACGCTACAGAACGAACACTGCTCCTCGCATCTCTCTCTACCTATCTCATATTCAACACAATCAAATCCCTTCTTCTCACTAAAGAACGGAGAATAACTATTCTTTATTTTCTTTGCCATCGTCTTGTATTTCAGCGTCAATATCAATAGTTTTCTCTGGGTCTAAGAATGAGATTACAGGAATGTTAACCTCCTGCTTCACATTCAAATCTTTTTGTTCTTTTGGTTTACCATACTTGTACTCCCATAACAGGCGTAAATGTGGGAATGAATCCTTACTCATATTTGCGAGTGCTTCCCACGCTTTCTTCTCACTACCAAAGGCACGTTTCATTGAACCAAGAGCGAAGTTCTTTATCTCTTCTTCTTTAGCTTTTGGTTTACGCCCTTGTCCTCTTGATATCCCCTTAACAGCTCCGTTGTTTCTACGCCCATCAGAATACTTCTGGTGCTCTTCTTTTATAATCGTTGGTTTGTTTGTCGGTTGTTGTTTAGGTGCTGGTTTTGGCTTTGGTTTAGCCTTAGCTTCTTCTTCTTTGCGTTTCTTATCAGCTAACCATTTTTGAGTCTTAACGCTGATAACTCCCTGTTTCTTAAACTCTTGCTCGTCAGACATACACCATCTTTAATTAAAGTAACTACTTTTTATCTTTGGCGTTTTCTTCTTTGGGTAGTTTATCAATTATCGCCTGAATCATCATATAGAGATTAGAAGTAGCTTTTTCCAAATTAGCTATCCTTTGAGCCTGTGTCCATTTCTTCTGTTTCATTCTATAGCACTATATATCTTAGTTTTTTGATTAGGAACTTTAATCTCTTGTTTAGCTGCCTCAGCTAAGAAAGCAAGTTTTTGAGTTATCTGCTCAACCTTATCTTTAGGTAGGTCATAAATAATATCAGATATCTCCTTACACTGTCTTACAAGTTTTCTTTGCGCTCTCAGTTTAGATTCAAGTATTTTATTCTTTAAGTACACATCTGAGATAGCATCGTTCTGCAAACTAATTTCTCTTGTGTAATCATTTAGTACAGAGTGAAATCTATCTCTCAACCATTCGTCTTGTTCAAATATATTATCAAACTTATTGATTGCACTTAATATAGTGCCGTGATTCTTTTTGAACATCTTACCTATCTTAGTATAAGTATGCTTATGAAATTTCTTGAGAACTTTATACATAATCATTCTTGCATATACATACTTCCTCTCTCTTGTTTCTTTCAATGGGTCAGCCTTGCAGTACTGTTGTGTTATATCTCTTAATGTATCAAAATCAGTATTCATCTAATTCTTCTTTAAATAGAACGTAAGCATTCGATAGACCTTGACAAGCCTCATAGTTCTCCTCATCCTTGAAGTGCTGGAGTAGATACTTTAATTCATCTACTTTCAGCACTCCCATTCTGAGTGACAAAAGAATGTCTTCCTTATATTCTTCTATTAATAATTTATAATCGTCTTCAATCAAAGTGTGCCTCGAATAGTATAGTTGTGCAATTCATTCATACCATTCTCTATCTCATCCGTATATACTTGAACTGCTCTTTCTACTAAACTTGCGCCTAAGTTATAAAATTCTTCGGAAACATCAAAGATTCCTATGTCATAAGTTTCTTTGTTTATCGCCAGATAATATATATCCTTATAATCTACATCGAATAACTTGCTGTAAATGTAGGCTTGACACATATACTTGTACTTCTTTGCACTCCAGTGAAACTCATTCATATCGCTACTGGTCGTCTTTAAATCAACCATACGCCCTGAACCTAAAGCATCTGCTTTACCTCTGAAGGGTTTACCAAACATCATATTCATTGATGGCACTTCTTTGTCAGTACCCTCTAATAGTTCTCTGGCGTGTTTATTATCGTGAATCGCCTGAGCCATATACATAGCCAAGTCGTGCTCTTTCATCGTATAGCTCTCTGAGTTCTCGCTAAGTGCCTCTTTAAATGCTTTGGTGTTTCTACTCTGCACATTCACAAAGTTTAACTTATCGAACTTCTCTGGCTCTAAAACTGCCAAGTGAACGAGCCTCCCCTGCATAAGCGCAGGGGTGTCGCTCCGTTGTCTTAATGATTTTAAGTAAGCCTTTGGAGAATCCAAAAGTGTCTTTACCGAACTACTGCTAAGAGCGTACTTTCCCAAGTACCCATAGTAGAACTCATCACTATCCATCTCTTTCAGTATTTCATCGTATTGCCAGAACTTTCCATCCAGCGTCATTATTGTATGCTTCATATCTATTCTGATTTCATTGTTCCATCAGGGTAAACCCAAACACCATCTGACAGATATTGAGCTCCTCCTTTAAACCCTTCAGGTGCAAGTTCACTTAATGATTCATAAACTTCCATATTAGCTTTTCTGTGTAATTCATCTTCAGTATAAAATTCAGTATGCTCTTTACAATCTGAGCATAAATCAGTTTCAAACATAGGCTTAGCCCAGCAACATTCGCTATATTTAATCATATCCAAGTGTGTGGGTGAAAGTGATTGAACACACCCCACAAAGTTTTTCTTATTTCCTCTTTGCGTTGCTTGTATTCGTCTGTTTCCATGTAAGCTCTCTCTTCTTGAGCCTCATAGTATTGGCGTTCCATATCCTCATAGAACTTCCTTTTACTATCGTCTTCAGCCTCCTGCTGTTGTCTCTCAATAAACTTTATAAACTCTTCTCCTGATTTTCCCATTATCGTATATATTTAATTGTGTATTTAATAAACTTCTCTATCCAGTTAAGGGATTTCCTTAGTGGTATCTCTACTCCGTGATATATAACAAGGAGTATAGTTTCTAAGCAAAAGAACACAATAAGTGTTACAATAGCTATAGATACTCGTAAAAGATTAAGGGGGTGTAATATAATTCTCTTTATAATCATTCGTACTTGATTTGAGTACAAATATATAAAAGAATTATTTAACAAACAAAATTGTTAATTACTTTTTGGGGTTGAACTGGTCTTTAAAGATTGTTTGGCAAACACTGTAACGCTGGTCTCTATCTGGAAACTCCTCTCCCATTTTGGCGTTACCCATACATCTTTGAATGAAGTCTTTGTTTTTCTCGTATTTCTTAGGTCGTAGTAGTGGCATCAGAATTTACATTTAGGACAATTCCATTTATATCCTATCCTATTTAAGTAACTAACAAGTTGAGGTTTGTTTTCAGTTGCTATCCATTTCCCATTATGGTAAACTGCTGTAACATAACATTCGCCAAGAGGAATGTCTTTTGTGTTATCATAGAATTCGTGCTCTACTTTTAGAACACAAGACTTATCAGTGTGCCAAGAGTCACAAATCCTTTCAAGTAAAAGCCTCTGCCCTACAGGAATCTTGTTTCCAGATTTCTTAATCTCCATTAGAATAAGAATCTCATTATCGAATTCAAACACCGCATCAATATCTGTAGGGTGTATCTTTCCATTTTGTACGCCAGTGAAATCTATTGTTTGGCGAACTTCTTTTGAATTCCTAATCAAACTGTTTTGCGTACTCTGCATAAACCTTATATAATTTATCGTGAATAGTATTTATGAAACAGGGCGTACATTTAGTGGGTTTAGCTTTCTGACTAAACACTCTATTGTATATAGCAATAAGTCTCTTTTGCTGGTCGCCAGTAATAGTGTTAGGTCTCTTTGTAAAATACCAGTGGAGAAACTCGAACTCTTCTTCATTCAAACACTCTGGCTTTACATAGGGAAACATCTTATTTAAAATCTCCTTACGCTCATCACAGCCACAATCCTCACCTAATATCCACTTAGCCACTTTATCTACGCCAGTAGCTTTAAATACTTTCTCTACAGTGTCTCCTAATCCTTTACTCTTTTGTACGCTTGTACTCTTCGTAGGCTTCTTCGAGCTTTTTCCTGATTTCTTTTTTTGCATTTGATAACGTATTAAAAATTGAACTCAATGTTATTTTTGTTTCACTCGATATATCTCGCATTGACATATCAGTTCTATAATATAATTCAAACATCTTTCTATCGTACCAATACCAAGTGTCCATAACAGAATCGACATTGTTAAATACCTTTTCAAGATGTTCTTTTTTACTCGCCTCCAGATACTTTGGTATTTCAAACTCCTTTAGCATAAAATCTTTTACTTCTTCTACAAATGTTAGTCTATCGTTCTTTAGATTTGAGTAATACAAATTCCTAAGTGTTATATAAATGTAGAATGTGTTAATCTCATTTTTATTGTACATAATCTTATCAGGGTCTTTGACATAATCATATATCCTAATAAACATATCTTGAACAAGGTCTGAAGCCTCGTCATCACTGACTTTAAAGGACTTCGCCATATTCCACCAATCATCATATTTTTCAGCTAACTTATGTAGTAGCTCGTTCTTTGTCATAATCTATAAGTAACAGGATTTGTTCTAACGAATTGCACACTGCATAATTCCCACGCCATTTCAGTGAGAAGTCTAATTCGTCTTTTGTTAGTCTCTGTTGACTTTTAGATTTGTTTCCGTCTTTTAGTTCAATGAGGTAATTTGAATTCATATAACCAACTACGATATCAGGCGCACCTTTACCAAGTTGGTGTGTATGTAAAACAGATATACCTCGCTTTCTCAATTCCTGTACTATTTCTTTTTGGTTTGCATCTACTCTTGCTTTCTTTCGCATCTTTTAGCATCAATATCGTTAAAGGGTGTGTACCCATTAAAGTAATATCTCTGCTCCCTTACGTTGAAGTTTATTCCAGTAACATCTTGTGGAATACCAACTAACTTCTGTTTCTTTATCTTTTGTGTGCCAAAGATAACACTTGTATCTGAGAAATCCAAAGCCCTGTTTGGTCTCCATACATACGCCACGTTATCCGCCTTATCAGCAAACGTACCTCCACCCTTTATCTTATTGACATCAGGCTTGTAATATCTGCCATCCTCAGTCTTTTGTGGCGTTCCC